ACTCGCCTTATCTTTTTCTTTTTCATAAGCAAACTTATCTTGTTCTAATCCAAGCTTACCTCCCTCAATGCTATGGTGAAGGCCAAATTGTCTTTTGTTCTCACCAAATTTATCTTGTTCAAGGAGGTGTTTACGGTTGTTTTCATTCTGTAACCTCTTCGTAGTATCAATCATTTCCATGATCTTTGCGCTCTGAAGTTGGCGTGCTTCATTAGTGGCCACATGGCTCTGGTATTCATTTAACCCTTGTTCTCCTGCTTCACCCAAAGCCCCAAGCGCATTGGGATTCTGGCTTGACGCCAGCTTAAACCCAGCCCGAGAAATTGCAGACCAGAAAGGATTACCCACAGGCTGTTTAAGCCTTTGCGCATGTCCCCTTAATTCCTGCAATTCTGAAGTATCCATAGCATCATTTACACCTGCCTGGATGGGATTAACGCTTCCTCCTTCCGCATAATGCCTGTAATGATGTGATGCTCTCCTTACATGGCCTCCAGTTGCGTAACCTTGTTGCTGTGGCTGATTTTGGTTCATCGCACCATACATGCCAGCCAGCAATCCTGCTCCTTGCCTCCAGGGGCTTGGTTGCGGAGGTTGTGGCGTATAAGTTGATCCATAAAGTTGATTCTGAATAGGCAAGCCACGTAATTCTTCCCCATAACGTGCCATTTGCTGGGAAGGGAAATTCCTTTCTTCCTGGAACTGTTGATAAGCTGTATTAAGTTCATTTTGTCCTTGAGCTTGCTGTTGTGCGCCTGCCTGCTCCATGGCAGCCCCACCCCTTAAGCCTGCCATTTGCTGCTGTCCTGCTAATCCTTGTAAGGCTTCCCCAGAAGCCATTTCCCTTTCAACATCACGCCCTGCTACCCTGCCAGCCAAGTCACCAGCCCCTAATGCCCGCTCCCTCTGGCCTGTTTGTGCGGACAGTGCTGTTTGCAAACCTGTATTGTAACCTCCCTGCAATGCTTCTCCCTGCGCTCGCGCTATACCTTCAGTTGTGTCCCTGATAGACCTGTTAGTTAAATTTTGATGGGCTGTTGACCCATATTGGCCAGCCCCTATAAACTGGTTTTGGACACCAGGCAATATATTTTCCCGTAAATTACGGTTCCCCAAGGTTGCAATCTGGTCAACAACTTGCGCTGTATAAGGATTCATATAATTTCTGACATCCCTGTAAGGTTCTACAGCTTCAGTGCTTTGCCTGAGATAACCTTGTATTTGGGGGGCTACGGGAGTAGTTCCATTCTGGATATTTCTGGCTGATTGGCTATATAACCTGCTATAAGCAGGATTTGTCGCTTCCGACTCTATTTGCTGGAAACCCTTGTTTTGAAGGGGGGTGAATGGAGAAATCCTTGGAAGGGGCTTACCATTTTTTTCATAGGGTTTATACCGTTCCCTTGATTGGGCTTCCGCTTTTTCAATATATTCTTTTAAAGCCCCCTTAGCCCCTCCGTACCATTCAGGTGTACCTTGAAATGTCATTGTCTATATCCTTATGTTGCGTGCATGCTTAAATACCCACCTACTGGTTTTGATTTAGGAGGCAATTTTTGTCCGCTTGTCCTTTTTTTAGCCCTAATTTCCTTAACAAATTTTTCAAGGATTTTAGCCCCACGTTCATTTGAGCCTTTTCCTAAAGCCGTTACCTGTTCAGGGGGGATTTCATATTCCCCATCTGAAACCATGGCTTTTAAATAACCACCTTTAGATTCTTCCTGGGCACCTTCTGCTGGAACTTTGGAGAAATACCTTTCCAATTCTTTAAATCCAGCTTGGGTTGAACCATCCCCCAAATCTGAAACAGTGGATGCATCGATTATATAACTTCCATCTTTAATATTTTGGGGAATATTGTCTTCCTGTCCCTTACCTTCCCCCCGTATAGCGCCACCACCAGCAGCTTTAAAAAACCTTGGTATACGTCCTTCCTTGTATTCATCACGTGAAATGGGCGTATTTGTAGATTCAAGGTCTTCAGGTTTTCGATGATTGAATGGTTCATAGTATCCCATACGTTTCTTGTCGGATTCATATTCTTCCTTACGTTCTTTTTCATAATTCCTTAAATTCTTTTGTTCTTCCTTCGCTCCCCGGTTAAACATATAAGCAGTCCCAAGAGCGGGCAATGCCTTCCCCACTCCTCCCATCAGACCGCTTAAGAAGCCTCCTCCTTGTTGCTGTCCTGCCGCTTGGGGCATTTCTTGCTGTCCTGCTGCTTGTTGTGCACCTTCCCCCATGCCAGGAAGCATTTTTCCAACGCTTGCAAGGGTAGATACCAAGCCACCCCCTGGCGCTTGAGACACTCCTCCCCCCATACCTGTAAATTTCCCTAAAATACCTCCTAAGCCGCCAGCTCCCCCTGCACCTCCCATCAAATAAGGAATACCCATAGCGGCTGCAGGAAGGGCTGCGCCAATAAATGCATTTTTAAAGGCTGCCCCAGTAGATTGCCCCGTCAATTTACTGGCAGCAAAACCAGTTACAGGCCCCAGCATGGTACCAACAACACGTACTACTGACTTAAAAATGTTCCCGAAGCTGAAAAATTCCGGTAATCCACTTTCAGGATTAATCTCAGGTTCCATTCCTGCCCATTCTGTGAATATTTCCAATAAATCAGGCGTTATAATTGCAAGTTCTGTGTCCCCATTCCGGCCTTCAAGCCTTAATTTTTCAAGTTCAGGGTCTTGTGGGCGCCCTGGTTCATCAACAATACCACCCATTGCAAATTTTGGGTGGTTTTTGGATAATTCCAATGCAATTTCATCACGTATTTTGGGGTCTTTCAATATTTGATCTAATGCCAAGTATTCCCTCAAATCAGTTTCAGGATCAATTGTTATTCCACCTTGCGCTTCATCAAGTTCTGCCAATTCTTCAGGTTTAAAATGCGCTAAAATCTTTACTGGCTCATCGGGCATTTCAGGATTGGCATCATACCCTTCAGGTATAGATGCAATATTTGCCATTGATTGATCTTGGGGACTATTAAAGGGAAATTGAGAAGGGTTCATATGTCATACTTTCTAAATATTTAATATAATTTTACACATTATTGATGAAACATTCAGCCCAAATCTGCCAATTGCTAAAATTATTTGGCAACGGAACATTTGACAATTCATTGTCTAAAATAAGGTTTTCAGCCCATTCCTTCCAGTCACTTTCATCTCTGGCAAGTGGAAGGTTAAGTTTTGGTAAATCCACATAAAGCGTATTTGACCATTCTACAAAATCTATTCCTGTGGGGATAGTAATCATGGCTTTACATCTCCTGGTGCATAGCTTAATACAATTTTACCCATTTCGTATGATCCCCCTTTAATATTGCTTTCAAAACGGAAATTTACCAACCTGCCCATATTATTGGTATCAATTTTGGAAAGTGTTACAATTTCTTGTCCAGGCAGGAAAGTGTATGGCTTGGAAGTTTGCGGAATAGTTTGTGCAAAATCCCTTGTTATAATTGACATTGTCATAGGTTGTTTTTGGACAAAATCAGGTTCAATGCGCCTTATTCTCATTTGCCTGTCATCAGATGGGTATTTTTCAAACCAGGAAATAATATTTGTCTCATAAAAAGACTGGATTGCTAAAGATTGTCCATACAATACCCTGTCAGTTCCAGTTTCTTCCTGCCAAAGCCCATAACACAGGTTGGGGACAAGGTAACTGTAAGAAACTGCATTTCCTCCTCCTGACCCACTCCCAGTTGCTGCTGCACCAGCTATATAGGTAAAAGATGTACCATCTATTACAGTAATTGGTGTAGAAACCTGGTTTAATTGCGGTGCGGTTATCCCATTAAAACCAGTTTCCCCTGTTATATTTACCAACATCCCATTTTTAAGGGATTTATTTTCAGGTATTGTAACAGTAACAACAGTGCTTCCGATTACAGTTGTTATAGGATTATTGGCCAAATCAACTACTACAGTAGATGTTGGGTTAAATTTATTAAGTATGGCTTCACTATCAGCCTCTAAAGGATAAGGATATAACCCGATATTTGACCCTGCACTCCTGGAATGCCTGGTATCAAACCAGAAATTTTCATCAACATTATAAATAATGACACTGTCACATTCTGTATTGTTACCGGATGGATAGTACCACCAAATTTCATTATATTCCTCTTTGTACATCCCCCATACTTTATTTCTATATTTGAAATTCAAATTTTTGAAGAAAGTAACCCTGTTTGTATTATTTGGTATTTTTTTTACGACACCGTTATAAAGGTAAAACTGGTTATGTCCTATCCAGTAAAATACATTTGAACACGTTACAATACAGTTTTGGGAAAGAAGTGAAATATCTTCCTGTATGGTATCAAACTGAAATACAGTATCTCCCCCAACAAAAGTTGCCTTGATAAGTGCATTAAGTGACCAAAACAAACCAGATGGGGCATTGCTTCCCCCTCGGGTTATCAAACCTTTTACAATTTTTGTCCCTGAAATGGATGCATATATAGCATCTGACCAATCCCCGCCTGGATTTAATGTAAATGCAACAACACCATCATTTGTATATTTGAAAAAATACGGATAAAGGACAACAATACCGCCGGATGCAAGTTGAGGAGCATTAGGAGACATTATTGTTAAAGGTGTGGCAGTCGAAGTATCACCCCAATAAATCAATGACTCAACTGAATTGTTCATATCCGTAACATTTTGTGCGGCATGTGCTATAATATAATTAACTGCGCTGCTTAAACTATACGTTATACCATTACCCCCCCCTGATCCTCCAGTTGTTGCATTGGCAGCAACTGAATAGCTGAATGATATATTTGCAACAATATTAGTAATAGTAGTACTGATATTTAATTGTGCTTCAAATAACCCATTAAATCCAACTGCATTAGAAATAGTTACTAATTGGCCTACCCGAAGACCAACTGTAGATGGCACACTTACAACGACAATATTGGAATTGTTTGTTGTTGTTAAGGGATTGTTACCTAAATTAACAGTCGAAGAAACAACATTTAAGAGCGTATAGCGATCAAATGTCCAATTATTATCTGGATTCGCTATAAATCCAACAGGTGTCCTGTCAATTTCAGGGTTGCTAATCCCGTTTAAAACAGAGGTAAAATCCAAGGATGATGACCTTCCTAAATAACAATCCGTAACATTGTTATTTTGGTCAACATTATATACATTCCTGATAATTTCATGATTGCCAGGATTAAGGAGAACCTGGCCGCCAATGCTTTTAGCTCTTCCCCTGTAAAACCTGACCCATTGACCATCCGTATACAAGTTTGTATCAAATTGTGTCCCATCCCTTTGGATTCCTGGCGCAGGATTTATAATATCAATAAGATGATCAGCAGGCATTTCTGTTTATCTCCTTGGAAACCATCAGGCTAAAGCTCCGTAAAATATACAGTGGACATAATCGGAATTGGCAGGGGTAAGGCTTGAAAGCAAAACTTTAACTTGCGCCTGGGTTGTGGTGCGAGGAAATTCGCTATCAATTATTATAAAACGTATATTGTCGCTTTCTACTGAAGGGAATACTCCGTAAACTCTATTTGCAAACGCATTCGTAATGGTAATGCGGAAAGTTCCCGTGTTCTGTTTAGAAACTGTGGATACATTGTAAGAACTAATAATTGCGCCGTTGTTTCCATCAAATACAACCCACGCACTGGCCGCGCTTGGATGATCCTGCTGCCTCCCTGGAGATGTATAAACAGATGTGGAGGTGCCTGCTTGTTGTTGTGATTTAGTCGCAGCACTTACGCCAGCAGGCAGTGATTTCCAGCTTGGGAGGGCGCCTGCGCCATTGGACGTAAAGACTTGGTCAGCCGTCCCAAGGCCAACTGCATTTTGAAAATTCCCTGTGGCCGTAGTTCCTGCGCATATAACTGAGTAAGCTGTAAACGTTGTATTCCCAGTGCCCCCAAAAGGAACGGTTGTGGGCGTCCCATTCCATATGCCTGCTGTAATTGTCCCCAATGCGGTTATATTCCCCTGAACGGCAGCAGGAAGGGTTGATGCGATTGAAGGTACTCCGCCTGCACTCGTTATAAGGACACCATTGTTTGCTGTTGCCAGACCTGTAATCGTATTGGTTGCCGATGAATATAAAAGCTGATTTGCTATTGTGGTTACAGGATAATTTGCATTGCTAAAATTCATATTCAAGGCATTATTGCCATACAACATATTTGACGCCCCAGTTGGGCGCCCTGGAGGCAACGCCATTATATAACTGGTTGTCCCATTAGCGGCCTTGAATTCCGCATACGCTGTATTTGTATCGTTCCAAAAACGACATGTTCCTGAACCTAAAATTCCCAATCCATAACCTGCGGCTGCCCCTCCGAATACTACGCTTTGTGTGCCTTGTGAAGAATATCCCACAACCCCATCCAGCAACTTATAAAAACCTGTAGAAGCATCGGAAGTAAATGAAATGCCAGGTATACCAACTGTACCATCATTAAAAATGGCGCTTGTTGCAATTGTTGGCGTATTATATATGGTTGTCCCATCTGAATACAGGATGACCCTTTCACCCTGCGGTATCACTATGGGCGAGCCTGTTGGCCCAACTAACTGGGCTGTAACATTAAAAGCTCCTGTTGTATTGTTCCATATATACCATTGCCCAGCTCCAGCAGGATAATAAACCGTAACATTTTGGGCAAGATTCCCAGTATATTGCTGCACCAGGCGCGATGACTGCTGATTAGTCAGCGTTGTAGTCGCCCCAACGACTGACAAGTTAATTGGCGCGAGAACGTTAACCTGGAAAAAAGATTCAACCCCAAAACCCAAAGTATTCCAGTTCGCTTCAACTCCTATGAAATAGGATGATTCAGATGGATTAAGTGAAAATGAGTTTTGCCCGTCTATTGTTTTTCCATCAGGAGTTGTAATCACAAGAGAGCCGGAGCCTTCATTATTAACAGCAACGTAAAATCCTGCAAGTTGGTTAGGCAATGTAACCGTGCCGCTTCCCCCTGTCCATACAAGGATGGATGCCCTGTCACTTGAGAGAACCTGGTAATTGGCATTGATTGTTTTTCCCGGGAAATTCGTATTAATTTGACTTCCCAATGCCACAGTCCCGAAGCCAGACAAAGCACTTGCATCAGCAGAGGAGGTACCTGCACCCAGATGGGTTATTCCCCATGTGCCGCCTGATGTTGAATTATCCTGGAGGTATAAAATGATTTGGTTTTCATCTGTGGGGGGAATTGTTGTAATCAACGCACCCTTAAAATCGACAATATTTATTTCATAGGAACCAACGTTATTAAATTGAATAGATTGACCTACAGAAATGAGTTTTGCATCTGCAAGTATGACTTTATTAACATCTGTTTCGGAAACAAGATCATTGATTTGCGCGGTGACATTTGAATTGTCGATAAATGAGGACGCCCATGTCAATTGTAAGGTTTCATTATCCAGGAGTTCATAATTAGCATAAGATGGAAAGGCAGTATTGATATTGTAACCACCAAAAATATTTGTATAACTCATTTTTAATCAGCCTCTAGTGTTGTATAACGGTCAACTTTCCTCAAATCATTCTTTGCATTCCATGAGGAAATAGCCTTGACATATTCTTGTTCAATTATGGGAATCCTCAAATCATTCTGGAGATCAAGCATTGCTTCCAAAAGGACAGCCTTAAGAAGGACTTCCGGCATAAATTCTGTGAGATAATTTGTTTGATAACTGGCATCTATAACTTGCGGCGTTTCCAAATAAGAAAGAAGATAGGGATAAGCTTGGTCAGGTGTTGGTGAAATCAACCAGTTATAATAGGCAAAATCTGCATAGAATTGGGGAGGAGCTGTCAACTTCTGATTTGGCCAAAATGAGCGCGCATATTCATAAGGTCTTAATAAAATAGGGGTATAATCATTATATGTTGGAAAAGTTACGGTTACATTTGATCCACCCCCTATTTCGTAAGAAGTTGCTGTTCCTTCTGTTAGATAAGAAAAAGCCTGTCCTAATGGGTCTATTGTGGTAGAATAAATAGAGGATGTTATATTCATTTGGTCATCAGTTACTCCCCCCAGTTCCCCACCTGGATTAGATGCACCAGAAATAATGACAGTTTGCCCAACAGTAAGGTTAGAAGCGGAAGGGACAGTGACAAAAATTTCCCCATCACCAACATTTGTATTGAGTGGATTATTTCCCAGTTGGAGGGTGGTACCTCCTGACCCAAAATTCCATGTAATGGTATTTTGCCATCTGGCAGGTTTAGGGTAAACAGATACCCCAGGCGTAAAAGTTCCCCCCACATAGACTTCAAACAATTGTGTATTGGAATCGCGGGCTATGCGTTCATGGGCAAATTTTATCCAGGCATCAATGTCCCCAGCAACATTTTCATCATTCTTTTCAAGGTAATTTATGGTTTTTTCTATTAATGAATTATAGGTAAGGACGAAAGACATTAAAATTATCCTAAAAATTTATATATTATAATAATATCAAGTTATGAGGATAAGTGCTATCTTTTAAGTTTCTAATAATTCCCTGTAAGACACATTTGTATCGCAAAAGTGCTTGGGGTCATTTGTAAAAGCAAAAATCAAATCTCCTTGCTCCATGGTAAAACCAACCCCCTTAAGCAATTCAATTGTATTGTAAACCGGAAGCAGAACATGATTAAATTTAAATGATGGGATTGCTGTTGGAACCCCATCAATAAAACGCTCACATAAAGTATAAACGTTGATAATTATATCTTTATTGGTAGTATTGCATATAAATATACTATCAATAATACACGCATGTTCTGAACCAAGATAATTAGTCCCAAAGATCGACACAGCCGTACTATTGACATTTGGACGGGGAGTCGACAAAGGATTAACCCACGGGTATGAAGTAGGTGTCGCCATTTTTGGACGGAGCTTCGGCAAAGGGTGGGGTGTCGTCATTTACAATCGGATATGAGTTGAGGATCAGGACGTGGCATTTAATTTACCTATCATTTTAATTTAATATAAATAAAATTTTATATATTAACTATAATATATCAATATTAAGATATTTCCAAGATTATTTCAGCAATCAAAACATTGTCGGCAGCAAGCGTTGTGTTCGTGTCAGTAAGAGATGTATTTTGGCTATTTAATGAGGAAATAAGGGAGTTATTATTGGCTATAGTTGTGTCATTAGCTGCGATTGCCGCATTATTCTGGGCAATAACCTGGAGGAGATATAAAATTTGACTTGGGTCGAGGATTTCTAAAATGATTGCAGCAAGTGTAGCGTTATGGGCAATGAAATCTAAATTTTGCGAGCTAAGGGTGCTATTCTGGTCATTCAATGAAGCAATTAAAGCCGTATTATTGCTTATTTTCGTGTTGTTTATAGTAATATTTCCTAAATTCTGGGTAGCAATAGAATTAAGGTATGTAATTTGTTCGGGAGTTCCCATCTTTTATTCCTTATCTTGAGAAGACAAGATGGCAATGATCTCATCTATTAAAACATTGTTCGTTTGCAGGGTGAATATTTGATCTTGAAAAGCTGCCGCCTGGGCATTGTAGGAATCAATCATCAAGTTGGCTTGCGCAATGGCCTGGTTGACAGATTGTATCTGCCACTCAAGGGTACTGATGCTATTAATGTTTATTTGCTTCTGTTCGTTTTCGTAATCAATAAGTGTTTGATTTGACATAATATATTTCTCCTTTAAATAAAATTTAGACACGCACTACCGTGAGGGACATTCCCCATGGCGTAATAGTGCTTCCTCCTGTAGCTTGCCCCCATATTTCTACATAATCGTTGGTTGCAAAATTGAGAATAATCTCTAAAGAAGTAATCTGATAAACGCCTAAGCCACTGTTGGTCTTTGGCAAATAATAAGCAGTGGGGGTGCCATTTTTCACAATTCCAAAATAAATCACATCGCCAAAAATAGAGTTATAAGTCCACGAAACAGTTGCTGAAACCTTTGCCCTGACAGGACTTTGCGTAGCGTCAGTATATGTTAAGCGATTGGTAGAAGCCGTAAACCCGTTAACATAAGATGATGTCGTAGTTCCAGTTGCCTTGACCCAGGTATTGTTAGCGGTAAACCCTGTGGCATTATTTGTCATGGCAATGCACCCACAGAGGTTCTTTGCGTAAGAAGTCCCTGGGATTATACAATCTCCAGTTCCTTTGATTCTTCCCACTTCATTAGAGGTAGTTGAGGAGGTTCCGGCATAGAACACATGATCAGAAGCGGTAGAATCCACCTGATAACGTAAAGTAGCCAAGTTTATTCCAAATCCATAATATTGATGATCGTTTGCAACCGTTTCAAATAAGGAGATTTTGCGATTTAAAGCATAATTGCCAAATTTTAATGAAAGACCGCAAAATATAGAACCAGAAAAATTTGTATCCCAAAGGATTGTAAAATTATTTGCAGTAGCATCAAAATGTATTAAATTAGTTGGCGACCCCCCCCCTCCAAGAAACTGATCAAAGAAAAAATCTCCAGTTACTGCCCCCCCCAATGATGTTACTTGCCTAAACCTATATCCATGACCTGCATTGTTTTTTAAATAACTTGAGGTAGTGCTTGTGTTTGCTAAAGTTGGGACAAAACTGTTTACAATATCAAACTCAGAAGAAGTGTTATTAAACGTAAAGGTTTGAGAATTGTTGCTACCGTGCACAGAAATATTGGTGCTTAATGCAGTTGCAAGCGGTGCGCCAATCACACCGGAGCCTGTCACATCACCCGTTAACACAATCGTACCTGCAGAAATGGCGCCGTCCACATAGTGCTTGGTGGCCGCATCCTGGGCAGATGTAGGGTCAACAACGTTAATTAGCTTGTGGGTATTCAGGTTAACATTGGCTGCGGCAACCGTGATTTGATCTAAAGACAATACCAGCGTGGTTGCGAAAGGGGTTCCTATGACGCCACTACCCGTAACGTTGCCAGTCAATACGATGGTTCCAGCAACGACAGCCGAGTCCACATAACCTTTTGTTGCTGCATCTGTGCTAACCGTTGGTGTGGCCAAGCTGGTTATCTTGTGGGAATTTAAGCTTACGTCAGTAACTGGATGAGGAATGGTGTCTAAAGTCATGTTAAGAATGGTAGCAAAAGAGCCATTGACAAGCCCCGACCCAGTCACATTGCCAGTTAAGGTGATGGTTGAATTGTCAATATAATGCTTGGTTGCGCCATCTTGCGCCGAGACGGGATCAACAACATTGATTATCCTGTGGGTATTTATATTCACGTTGCTTGTGGCCAGTGGGATTTGGTCAAGGCTAAGTGCCAGGGTGGTGGCAAAAGGCGTTCCTACGACGCCGCTCCCTGTTACATTACCAGTCAACGTGATTGCGCCAGTAGTGACGGCACTGTCAACGTACGCTTTTGTAGCTGCGTCTGTGCCTGAAGTAGGAGTAGCAAGACTTGTTATCTTGTGGGAATTTAAGCTTACATTGGCAACAGGAACCGGAATAGTATCAAGTGTCATATTCAATGTGGTGGCAAATGGCGTCCCTATGACCCCTGATCCTGTTACGTCACCTGTTAAATTAATAGTTCCTGCGGAAATAGCCGCCGCGATCTCTGCACTCAGATAGGCCACATTTACTGCATCCGTAGAGGCAGGCGTTAGGGACATCGCAAGATTATTAATCTGAAAGCTATCCATATCCACATTGGCTACGGGATGAGGGATCGTATCAAGCGTCATGTTCAGGGTCGTAGCGAATGGAACGCCTGTCGTACCAGAACCTGTTACATCGCCTGTCAGCGTTACGGTTGCATCTCCCAGCAAACCAAATAGGGTAACGATTTGACCTTGAACAACAGTCATATAACCTGTTTCAATTGCCTGCCAACCTTGAAGGCTTAATATTTCCCCATCAATTGTATCTAAACGGGCAACAATAACGCCTAATGCACCATCCATAACGGTAGAGACATACCCCACATTGACAGCGTCAGTATTAGCAGGAGAAGGAGCCATTGAAAGGTTATTTATCTGATAACCGTTCATGCTCACATTCCCTACAGGTGCAGGGATTGTATCAAGCGTCATATTAAGTGTGGTAGCAAACGGTGTACCAACAGTACCAGAACCAGTTACATCGCCCGTGAGTGTTATAGAGCCATCCCCTACAACAGAGGTAAGGTATCCGACATTAACCGCATCAGTGTCACTGGGGAAAAAACCCATGGCTAAATTGTTTATCTGGTACCCATTCATATCGACATCGTCTACAGGTGCAGGGATTGTATCCAAAGTCATGTTTAACGTGGTAGAAATAGACCCACCCAATGAGAGTAAGGCTATAGTTTCACTTCCCGTAACATCCCCTGTCAACTCAATGGATGTTGCCTCAATACTGACAATAGCGGCTGTATTTGCCGCAACAGAAAGACCTAAAGCCGCCACTGTTGCATCTAATACTAAAATATCGGCTGTATTTGCTGCAACTGCTGCATCAAGTTCTGCCACGTCAGCAGTAAGGGTAGCTAACTCCTCTGCGAGCGAAGCAACAGATTCATTTAGAATCTCAACATCGGCTGCAAGGGCAGCAACAGTAGCCTCTAGAAGAGCGACATCGGCCACTAATCCTGCAACAGTAGCCTCCAAAATAGACAACTCTGCTCCTATACTTTCAACTTCTACCGTTAATGCAGCAAGTTCAGATGTCAGTGTCTCAACTTCAGCTGTGAGGGTAGCAACCTCTGTTGTTAAGGTTCCAACTTCTGTATTGAGCGTCGCAATATCGGCTGTATTAGCAGCGACCTCAGCATCAAGGGCGCTTATTTCTTCTTCGATTAGCTCAATAGTAATTTCAAGGCCACTCAAAGTTTCTAATATACTATCTATCGCACTCAATATTCTTGCTATGTTTTCTAATATACTGTTTATGCTGCTAAATATGCTCGCTATATCACTAGCAATACTTGCAATAGATTGAAGTATGTCTGATATTTGCCCCAAAATATCGTTTACATTAACTTCAAGATTGGTTAAATCATCAGAAAGTTGGGGGATACCCGTAATATCCATCCTCCAAATCTTTTTCCATTCAAGTGGAGTATAGGAAGGAAGGTTGTCGTGGTATATCCGGTTTCTCGGAGAAGGTCTGTTATCTTCGTCCCCGACCCAAATTTGATACTGTGGAAGGTAAAGAATGTTAAGAGGAATCACAGGCGACGCAACAGGGCGGTTGGAACCGTCACCCACCCATACATTATCAGTTGGCAAATCTGCCATATTTGTTAAGGGAAGAACCTCAATTTCTACAGGCCGATTTGCGCCATAATTTAAAGGATTAGATGAGTCTGTCCCATACCACAATTTTCCAACCGTCAAATCAGGAAGATTTGTAATATTAACCCTTAGAATGATTTCAGGCTCCCCTAGTGTTAGGGGATTAGGACTACCAGAATATAAATTATATGCTCCTAACAGTTTATTTACATCAGCGCTAAGCATAGTTGGCAAGTTTCCAACCTGAATTCTGGGGAATTCAGCAGCCTTATTGTCGGCATCTCCAATCCATAAATAATTTTGCGTTAAAGAAGGAGTGAGATAGTCAGTACCAGGAATGGCAATAGAAATAACGCCATCTGTTTGCTTCAAGATACCAGTATCTAGCTTATCTAATGCTTGAGCCTTCAAAAAGTTAGGAGAAGGGTGTTGTAAAATAAAGGAGGTTTCTGCCAATCTGTTTCTTAAATCAATAATTTCAAGACGGAGGTCAATAAGGATAGGGGAGGGGATAGGTACTTCATCCACACCACCAATAATGACGTAATTCGGGGCTAACGGGAAAAGTATAGTTAATGGCGACCTGCCGGAAACAGGGGATATAAAAAAATCTGTAAATCCAGGCAAGTATTGCATTATGCTGTCAAATGTCCCAAAAAGTTCGATACATTTGTTATGTCATTGTTAAAAGTCGTTGTGGCCAGCGTTTGCATGTAGGTAATAAAATCTGAACTGCTATTATCAAGCTCGGTATCCCTATCTTTGTCTAATTGGGCATTAGCACGATAAGTATAAATGTTCTGCAACGTGTAAAGATCTATATTCTGCAATAATGCTGTATCTGTCTCTTGCGTTCCTGTAATTAAAATTCCTAATAAATTAAAAATAAAAGACATATTAGATTCATCAGGCGGAGGGGGGGTAATAGGGGATTGTCCAAACCCAATATCACCCAACCCAGACCCGATAGATAAAATACATGTCCGGTTGGCATTCGGTTTCACAATATTGCCAAGCATATATCCAAGCATGGCGGGATTGTTTTTAATGCATGCACCATCTAGATACGAATTGATGCCATCCCAGTTTGCAGGCGGAAAATAAAGAGGTGCCGCAGATGTTGACAATCCTACATTTCTCAGCAGTTCAGTTGAACCGGAGGAATCAGGAAATACAATATTAGAAAATAGTACTGGAGTATTAGTTGTGTAATTATATGAAGTTATTAATGTATTTGTATTTAAATCTCTCATATTATAATCGCCATATAATTCATATAACTGAGATTCAAGGTTATCATTTGGATAAAAACTTCCACCAAGTACCATTGTGGCAAGTTTATTCAGTGCTGTAGCCCTTAGTCCCGGAATAAGGGTTGAGGTTGAAAATATCCAGGGACCACCATTTGTCAGAAAATTTGTAAAATCAGATGGGGAATAACCTGCTGCATAACCAAGTGCTTGCAATCCGCCCGCGCTCGTTCCACAAATAACATCAAAATATTTCCATATTTCATCAGGGTTAATGCCCCACAGGTTTACAAACTCTTGCATCCATTGGACACTAAAAACTCCACGCATACCTCCCCCATCTATGGCAAGGATACGGACGGTATTCGGATCAGCCATTACACAACCTCAATCATCAATCAAAATTGCTAATATTTTCTGGTTCCGGCGGGATTCCAAATATTTCTTTTCATATACAAACCATTCATGGGAATCCCATACGCCTAAAGGTTTAAGGGAATCGCCTTTAAGGAAATCAACTTCCAAATCGTCATCATATTGATCTAATGCTTCTTTAAATTGCCTTACATTCATTCTCCATCTCCCCATGAAAAAGGAGGATGGGAATTTTGATTCCCTTCTACTGTTTGATCTGCCAAGCCATCGGGTATAGTTTGCCAAGGCCGAGGATGGTCAAGAGGCACAGGGTCAGGCTTAATCAAAGGATTTAAACTTTGGGGGTTGGGGACATCCAGGAAGTATTTGTTGACATAAAGGCCAGTCCAAACAAGTCCTGATCCCCTATAATCCATTTGTTTTACCAAATCGTTATAATTGCAAAGTTGCCCAGAGCGGTCACATCTGGCAACAGCATCTGGAGAATTTTGATTTATCCTTACGAATCTGCCTTTTGGAAACATTTACATTATCCTCAATAACCCAACATATTAGGCTGGATGCGAAGATTTACTTTTTCACTATCTTCAATTGCCGCTTCTTGATATGCTGCTGCTGACAAACCTCCCAATATATCCGACCTCTCAAGGGCGAACTTTAAAGACATTTCATAGGCCAGGGCTAACCGACATGCATTCATAAATCTTTGGGGGATAAATATATTCTGGTTTAAGGAAGTTACATCCATAAGTTGTATTTCCTGGTTATATACCAGTGTTTGATATGAGTTATCCGGTGTCGGCCATAATGTTATGCGAGGATTTATTTGCCGATCTATATAATAACTGGAAGGCGTTGCCTGGACTTGCTTGTTGGGGTATGACGTCCATTCTTCCCGTGAAATTGTGGTCAATATACGGCTGGAAAATGGAGTTGAGAAATATATTTCCTGTATATCAAGAGTTGATGCGCCAGTTTCCCTGATACGTATAGCGGAGGCATTTACAGGAGCATTGATGACAGCCCAAATTATTTGGCCAAGGGGGTAAAATAATGACCCAATTGTTAATGTATTAAACCATACATTCCTATCAAAAGAATATTCAACGACAAGGTTATAATCCCTGTTGGCATTTGACTGGATGCCTACATAATAAATAGAAGGTGTAGTATCTGGAGAATAAGTATAAGAAATAAATCCACCGGGTGAAGTTTGAGTACAAGCGCTGGAAGCGTTTCCATCAAATGCATTTGCGGCTGTACCCCCTTGGTTTGAAAAGGCTGCCCCTCCCAATTGTCTTATATTATTGCTGGCGGTTACTTCAGTTGCCATTACAGCATAAGGCGCAAGGAAATAGCTAGGCTGCCCAACGTTAAGTTGTAACATAGCCTTTTGTTCAGTAAAGAGGTTTAATCCTTTATTTACCCAACTTGAGAGGATAAAATTTAGGCTGCTGATGGCAGACGCTTGTTGCAATCCTCCAATCGCAGGCCCCAGAATGCCGCATAGCTCAAAAGCCTCATCCACGAAATTTCTGACGAGGGTTTTTTTATTAAAATCGAAAGTTTGACTATAGGCCACAGATACATCCCGTTATCTCTTTTTAAAGCCCCTTAAAGTCTCTGCAAGGACTGCTTCTTTCCTCAAAGTTGGGTTTTTGCTATGCGCAGCCTTTGTCAGTTTTTTCTCTGGCATTTTCTTACCTTCCGGTACACCCAACGCCTTATGAAGTTTTCCCTTTGAAGATAGTTTTATAGCTTCTGAAATCCATTTCTTTTTTTCAGCCATTATCGTATTCCTTGTTGTAAGAAGTTTAGTGTCAATGATCCTTCGTCAGATGCAGTAACGATCCCTTGCAATGCGCCAACAGGAGCAGAAAGATTATAGATTTGATTTGTTGTTGCATTTGTAAGGGATGGGTACGTGGTTGTCCCCGTAAGTGCCCCCGCACTAGGCCCCGTAAGTGTCCCTGTAAAAGTGGCAGGCGTGCCCGCAGTTACTGGAAAAGAAACAGGAACCGGAGTTATATAGGTAGAAGTACCACCAACTGTTTGATAATAACCCAGGCGATCAATCGTTTGATTGACTGAATATGTGATTGTCCCCGTAACTTCGCCTGTAATAGTGACAGGGGAACCCATTGAAAATGTATCAAGTTTTATCCACTGGAAAGTACCCGTTTCACCACTTCCGATGCTGCAATCATGGTAATCCCCATCGGAGGCGATTGCAGTAATGGTATGATATTGATTAACCGACGTAGCGGGGCTAAAAATAAAACTCGGAACCTGTATATATTCCGATATGGCATTTCCAAATTGGTCTGTGCCATAAATCGTAAAAACAGGTCCACCAAGGAGATTCGTAGTTGATATGTCTATTGTCCGCGCCAAGCTTGGAAACACAACAGGATAAGGATTAATAAGGGGGATAGACGAGGCTGCGCCGCCTCCTCCGTCAGCTAATAATAACTGCAGGTCGCTTGGCGGAAAAGATAATGTTATTAACCTTGCCATCCCTATGTACCTTTAAATCAATGGCAAAGCATATTGTGCGACGCCAAATCTTCCAATACTTGTTTTATAAAGGTTTCCGGTCCCTGGAGTCATTGTGACAACGCCCCCCCCCCCGTTCGCATTGGATGCGCCAGCCCCATTAGCCGTGTAGATAAAGTGGTTTTCATCATATATTGTTACAGGAGCGGTGATATTAAGTTGGGCAGCAATAATTCCACCTGTGTCAGCCGCTCCGGCGATTGTTACATTTTCCCCCTGTGTTAATTGATGGTTGGGAGCAAACACCAAAACTAATGAAGAAGCATTTCGAACCTGTATGGGATCTGCATTCAAATTATACGTGCCATTAGCAGCAGCATTGTAATTTCTTGCATCACCGCTTGCATTATACATATTAATTGTGAATCTTTTCGCTCCATCAGCAACAAGAGGAACCGTATTATTTGCTCCATTCATAAGATTTGTATACGTAAAAGTACCGCGCACATCCCCTGTCATGGGCGTTGCATTTATTTGTTGCCCAGGGATTATTCCACTTGCAACTATAAACGGCCCTCCACCTGTCCCACTACTTGTTGCTATACCTAAACACACATAAGTAAAAGATGTATCTGCTACGATAGCTGTAATTTTTGCTGAAATATTTAACTGGTCTGCCGTAATTCCCCTAAAACCAACTGCGCCCGCTATCCTGATGAATTGACCGACTCTAATATTAAAAGTATTATTTACAGCTACTACTATATTAGATGTTCCATTAGCCGCAGTAAGAGTATTGGGGCCTAAAACATCAGGGAACTGGGGAATTCCATCTGCTAAAGGAAGACCTGCATAGTTTTGACTGGATATTAGATAAGGGAACCCAAAGATATTACCCGTTCCTATTGAAATATTGGCTCCCGTTCCACCGTCTACATAAATAGCAGAGATATACTGGAATGCCTTGTTTCCCCATGTAGATGTATCTCCAGCAGGCCCTGGTATTTGCTCAGACATCGGGATGCCATATTGATCCATCCCAAATACGGTAATTGTGCGTGCTGTTACTCCGCCCGCTCCTTGAATTGCAAGATTACGCGCACAGTCAAGTTTGATAATGTTTGGTATGCCGTTATATGTCATAACGGAAATACCTACTCTACTTAACGTCACAAGATTTAGGTATCCGGCCGCAGCAAGTGTCTGCGCCGCTGCAATGTTGTTAGCAGTGGCAACAAATGGTGCAGAGGGAGCAGGTATCACATCAACAAGAGACTCAGGAGTTGTGAAAATTCCTGGGGCTTCCTGGTCAAGAGGGGATTGCACCCGAGTAGATGGCGATAAAGCATTTGGGCCAGGAATAAAAGATGACCCGATTATTGGGCCAACTCTTACCCCGTCTGAAAAATGTGTCCCTTGGGATGGCGTAGATGTACTCATATTTTATACTCCTGCTGATCCATAAGCGGCACGCCAGTTAGAACAACCAAATGAATACCTTTCAACAAATGTAACGTTCAAGTTACGCGTTGTTGCATCAGTAAACATGTCAATTGTTAATGGATCCCTTTCATAATATTTAAAACCGTTAGTTTCATTGGTTAGCAATTGCCACTGGTTAGGGTTTGTCAAGAATTGGTTAACCCTGTATCCTAATGGAACGCTTGATAAGTTATAAACGGCAGAGATATCATTATTTGCTGTATTGGTGCGATATTTAGATTCAAGCAATACGTTAGCTGTAAATTGAAGCTCCGGAGGCACAATCAATTTCTCACCCTGCAACGCGATACGTAATCCAGCAGCATTCATGAATTTCTGAACACCAATTAATGCATCCTGTAAGGATGTTTCATTTAATTGAGTTGGCAACGCAAATGTATTTGGTACAACATTCCCACTTACTGGATGCTGCGTAGAAAACAACGGCTGGCCATCGGACACTGGGTAGGCTGGATTGAAGGCATTGTTAATAACAGCAGCACCTTCTATATTTTTTGCCTGGCGAAGGGAATCCTTACCAGATTCAGCAGCACGTGGCCAATACTCCTTGTACAGGTTGTCACGAATTGTATTCGCAGAGATTTGAAATCCGATGCCAAAATTGCGGTGAAAATAGGCGGTTTGATACTGTTGACCCATATCCCCATACACCACGGAACCACCATCTGGCTTGAATTGTGCCATTGGCAATAGCCTCATTTCCTGCTCATATTCAGCAGCCTTATCAGAAATATGGCTGGTAAATATTTCCTTCCATTGATCGGGATAGGTCAGGTAGTCCCCAAATACCGATTTTAGCCCGGGTCGTAACAAGTTTTGAATACTAGATAATGTGATAATAGCCATTTGTTATACTCCTGTTGCACCGGCATTAGTTGTTGTATTGTTTAGTTTTACGAAGACGTTTGCATAAGCTACACTTGTTCCGCCTGGAGTGGGAACATTTCCTGGAATCGGGTCAAATGCAATTACATGGAGAGGTAGCGTAGCAGTTGCAGCAATTGTTGTATGATCAAGTTGCATACCGGAATCGCCAGTTGAGAGGTTACCTCCTGTTGCGAATGTAACATCCACATTCTTGTCAAGGTTTGACCATGCAAAAGGTGCGTCAGACTGGATTGTAAAGATTGTATTGGGGTCAACAATTACGTTTGCAACAGCATAAGTACCTACTTTAACGAGTTGGCCTGCGGGCCAATATTTTTGTAATTGTATGATGCCAGCAGGGTCAGTAAACGTACAACCCAGGAATACACCTGCTGGAGCTGCACCCCCTGCTGTATATCTGACCAATTGACCATTTGTGAAAGTAACCAAATCCCCAACGAAAAGGGATGTGCCATACTGGGGGGTGATATTGAAAACCTGGATACCACCTGTCCACGTCGCAGAACTACCATAACTGACAGCCTGCAATCCCCGTGGAGCATTAACTCCATAAGTCATGAGTAAACTCCTAAAAATTAATTAAAAATGTATATAATAAGGATTAAGGCGCACTGAATGCGCAATATAGGGATAAGAGGGATCCTTGCCTTTTATCCTTTAGACGTCAACCCGAAGGGACGAACTTATGATGTTCATAAGTTGTATGGCTAATAATAGCATATTATTTTGGGGAGAAAAAGGATAAAAGATATATTTTTACTAAAAATTTATATATTTTTAGATTAAAGGGTGAAGATACGGTATAAAACTATGCCTGCTATCCAAATAAAAACCAACCCGCACAGGATTATTAAAGCATACCTTTCAAGAAAGTCCAAAAAACCCACCGATTTATTCTCTTCAATCATAATAACGAGGGTAAAGAGCGCGGATGAATAAGATGAGTAAAATGAGGAAACAAATAAAAATCCCTCCGCACAATAATAACATGTCAAAGACCATCCCGATCCATTCATTACCTCCTGATTTTTAGTGGGTTTGAGGGATCTTGTATGGCATTTAAAGTGATTTCATTCTCTTCAATCATAATAACATCTGTCGTAAGAAGGAGGGAAGCTATAGAAACAGCATCTTTTAAAGCTGTGATGACGACATTAGCAGGGTCAATAATTCCTGCTTTTACCATGTCAACAATCTTAAAATTCAAGGCATCATAACCAATATTAAATATTCCTTGCAGGCCATCTTTTTCGATAGAGTCTTCTATTTCTTCAGGAATTTTACCTGCATTTTCAATTATTTGTTGCCAAGGAGCTTTTAAAGCCTGTTCTATAAGGTAAACCCCTTGTGCAAATGAAGCAGCATAATGTATGGGGCCACCAGGTTTGTCCATTTCATCAAATTCCTCAGATTCCTCAGATTCCTCAGATTCCTCAGATTCAAATCCCGTCAGAGGAATTTCACACTTCCCCAGATAATCATAGGCTTTTATCAAGGAAGTTGCGCCCCCAGGCAAAATACCGCCTTTAAGTGCCGAACGGGTAGCATGCACAGCATCTTCAACGCGGTCTTTGCGCTCCTTCATTTCAAATTCTGTATGTGCGCCAATTTTAATTACAGCAACACCATCTGTTAACTTGGCAAGCCGTTCTTCAAAATTTTTCTTATCTTCTTGTGAAGGAGTATTTTCAATTTCATTCCTCAGATATTTGCATCTTGCTTCAATATTGTCTTTCTCCCCATATCCCCCTATGAATGTAGTCTTGTCTTGGGTAATTATAATTTTCTTTGCACGCCCAAGCATGTCTTTTTTAAGATTTTCCAGTTTAGTTCCTGTATCCTCTGACACAACGGTTGAGGCACACATAATTGATAAATCACTCATAATGTCAATACGCTTGCTGCCAAAGTAAGGACTTTTGACAGCCGCTACTTTAAAATTGTTTTTCTTGTTATTAAGGACAAGCATCCCTAAAGCTTCATGGTCGACATCCTCTGCAATGATGAGAAGGGATTCATTTGCCCTTGCTATTGATTCCAAAAGGGGAAGCATTGGCTGGAGGGTTGAAATTTTCCTATCATAAATAAGGATGTATGGATCATCCAGTTCACATATCATTTTAGACGTATTTGTTACGAAATAAGGAGTTATGTACCCATTATCAATTTGAAGTCCTTCTACAATTATTGATTCAGTTTCAAATGATGGTGACTCTTCCAATGTAATCACACCATCTTTACCAACCTTCTTAAAAGTATCAGCAATAATCTTGCCAATTTCCCTGTCACCATTGGCAGATATAGTAGCAATGTTTATAACATCTTCAGGGGATGAAATTTCAATGGTATTTTTACCTAAAAATTCCATGACTTTTTCCAAGGCTTTAGACATCCCTTCCTTTAATGCAATAGGGTTGCTTCCATCTTTAATAAAATTAATGCCATTATTAATAATACTTTGTGCAATTACCGTGGCCGTGGTTGTTCCATCCCCTACTGTATGACAGGTATTTATTGCCACTTCCCTTATAACATTAACCCCTGCATTTTGGATTTCATCGTAAAGATGGACTTCCTTTGCAACTGATACACCGTCTTTTGTAAATCTCAGAGGTCTCCCTTTATTTCCAATAAGGACATTTCTCCCTTGTGGCCCGAGTGTTGATTTAACTGCATTTGCCAATATATTGATTCCATTAAGGATTTCAGAATGGCCTTCTTCTTTGAATTTTATTATTTTTGGGAACATTTTTAATTTCCTCTATGGCGATAATTAGGGGTATAGCTTCCTTTATTTTCAACAACAAATTTTGGGGCACCTGGAGCACTCCCAAAATATTCTGTAAGGCTTGCAATTTCCCTCTGTTTAGATGCACTTTCTTCAAAACTTTCATTTTGGGAAGCCAACCACTCCTCTTCTGGTTTTTTCATTAAAATATTATTACGGCGCCGGATTCTATTATCAACATTATCATAAAGTCCCCTTACCATATAGGTAGGGTGGTCACTTTGTTTAACAAAATCCCATCCATTTTCATAAGCGTCCTGAAGATTATCATTTTGTGGCTCATTTAACAATCGTTCTGTAAACCATCCATATTTCCAACCTGGTGGCACTTGATCCATGGGAAAATATAAATGGCCACGGTGCCTTGTTGGCTCTCTCCCATATACCCTTTTATCGCTTACCCTCGTACGCTCAGCAGCAATATCAACTTCACGCCCGTCACTCTCCCAGGAATTCATAACATGGTCTTCAGGAAATGCCGAAACATCTCGCATCTCTTCATTTTTGCTTTTAGCCAATTCTATAACCCTCTTTATTTTTTAAATATTTTATTAAATTCATGATATGAAAGTGATTTATTAAATCTTCTCATTATTAAATTATATAAATTTACGGGATGCTTATAAAACTTTATATATTTAATAATATGTTCCATGTTTTTTATCTCATATTACGTTTGTATTCTTCTTCCAACATCTTATTGTCAATTATTTTATTGCCATTTTTATCCCTTACATGTCCCCTCATAGAATGAGCTGTTGCCTTTTGTTCTGCTGTTAAAACTATATCGCTTGATTTTCTAGAAGATTCATTGAGTGGTGTTTGCCTTGTAACGGGAGCTACCTTCCTTGATGTATCATTCTTCATTTGCATTCTGACCTTTTGAGGTTGGGGCTTATTTGGATTTTCTTCTCCTTCACGGACATATTCAGGATCATGTTTGGAATGCATATAATTTGTAATATCTTCAAAAAATTGCATACTTCCAATTTCATTTTTCTTTCCCCTCAATGCATATTTTTTAGATAATTCTATAGAATAATTGTCAGCTTCCTCATGGAGAGATTTATCAAAATCATCTGAGTCAGGATTTGCCCATGCATTTCTTTCCATCCATTCCATGGCTACTTCTTGGGAATAGTCATATACATTTTCTGATTGTTGAATTTTAGGATATGATGGTACTTGTGGTTCTGGTTTTTCATTTTTGCGATTATGAACAAGCCTAAGTTCAGCATTATACTGGCTCAATAAATCATGAGCTTCAGTAATTTTAACTGGGTCTCCTTCTTCAAGGGAATCAGTTAAATACTTCTTAACCTGTTCTTTTTGTGAAATAAGTAATTTTTCTTCTTGATCAATAGATTCTTTTTGTTTTTCACTAAGCTTAGATTCAAGGTATTGATTGCGGGATAGAACATCATGCGTAACACTCTGGGCTTGCTTTAATTGCCTGATAAGGATAGAAATCCTTTTCTTTTCTGATGTCCTGTTTTTTTTCTTTATTTTTTCTTTTTCGTCATCTTCTTCCTGTGAGACAGGTTCATCTTGCTTGTCAGGTTCTTCAGGATTTTCATCTTGAGTTTCCTCAACATTTTCAGTGGATTGGCTATCATTTTCAACTTCTTCCTGTTCTGCTGGCTCTTCATCGGTTGTCCCTGGGACTTCCCATGATATATTAGCTTGAGAATCTAAATTTTGATCAGAAAATATAGGCTCTCTTGCCATTTGATAAAGATTTTTTGTTGTCTCATTGCCCTGATCTTGTTCAGACATTATTATTTACGTGCCTTTCTCTTCATTTCTTCTAATTTTCCTAAGTTTCTGATAATCCTTACTAACCTTAATAAAGGAATTAAGTCCCCCTTTAAGTCCCCCTTTAAGTCCGGTTTTAAGCATGAGTGGGGAGGGTGGGTGAAATTCAGCCCTTTCCGCTTGTTCTAATTCGCTAAAACCATTTTCCTTTTCCATTTTTAATTCCCAGTCCAGTTATGATAACTCGCTAAATCCGGGTTTTTAACTATACGTATAATCATATAGTCCTGTAAATCAATAAGGTTTACCCCATTTTCTGTATCAAATGTCCCTGAATATTTCTCCCATTTTACAAAATCACCAACTTGAGGCAACACTTTCCAATATTTGAACTTATCACCTTTAAATGCTGAATCTCCTATCATCAATATTTGGCCAACCCCCAGTTGGGTCTTATCTCGATCTTTTGCAAGATCGGGACGCTCTAAAATACTTTTTGTTCCATCTTCAAGGATATAGTTATCCCCAAAGGTATGTACTTTGACAAGGACACGCCATCCCAGGGAGACAGAATGGGTTTCCCCCAACACTTGGCGGATTAAATCATTTGTTGGAAGTTCTCTTGCATCATTCTTCATTTGCATCGTTGCCTTCTAATCCTATTCTCCTCAAGTAGTCTTTTTCTACTATAGAGTAACCCATAATTTCCCATAGCTCTTGCATGCAATCATCTTCCTGAATTAGTATTTCCTGCATTAGTATTTCCTGTTATTGAGGAGGAATAATTTCAATATCGTGGACAGTTTCAGAGTCAGAAGGTGATGCCGACATAGAAGTATAAACAGATTCAACATGGTTCAATACTATTTCCATTCCTTCAGCTACATCCCAGTGTTTTTTCAAATCATCTCGAGACCTAAATTGTGAAATCGATACTGCCTTGTTTTGTGCAATAGTTTTTTTTAATGGGTTTACAATAGCTTCCTTAAATTTTTCAACAGATGTCATAAATGTTTCCTAAATTTGATTAAAATAATAACAATTTTATTCTATGACACCCCTCCACAAGATGTCAAATAAAAATTGTAATATTGATCTTTGAAATATTTTAATCTATCTTGTTTAAGAGGGTAAGTGAAAGTCTGCTTCATGCAGTGTGTTTTATTCTCCTGTTGGCCGATTGGCCGAGTGGTCAGGCAGAGGATTGCAAATCCCCCCAAATCGGTTCGATTCCGGTATCGGCCTACATATTCATGGTGAGTAAGAAAGTAAAATGGGGATAACTTATATCCCCATTATTTTCCTATTAATACTCGCCTTTTCGTACTTTAGCGACGCCACCAGCAGCAAAATGGCTTTTTTTACCACTTTTGGGTGCCTTAGACTCTTCTTTATGATGCTTGGTGGAATGCCCTCCACCCTTTCCACACTCAATTGTAGCAAGGTTTGTAGTTGGATGTTCACCCTTAAGCATGCTTTGAACAGCAGCCCATCCAGAATGCCCATAATCACCCATCTTTTCCAGCTTTCCTCCGCTTTCTCCCTTACTCTTCCTTGATAATTCATCTTCCCTATGACTTTTATTCATCTTATATTCCTCTTATGTTAATATTATATCTATTTTGACAATCTGACTTTTAATACAGGTACTTTTATCATAACGCATTATCATACAAAAATATCTAAAATTTTATTGAATTAAATAATTCCTTGCTCTTTCAAGTCCAATTCCCTTTCATCCAATTCAATTTCCCTTTCATCCAATTCAATTTTTTTCATTTCAGCTTCATAATCAAGTTGGGCTTTAAATGCTTCTGTTTGTGCTTTAAGCTGGTCTGATTTAGATTTTTCATCAATGCCTTTATCTTTTACCTTAACTTCCTCAAGCATAACCAAGGCCGGATCAAGTGGTGGAGGAGGGGCTTCTTCCTGTTGTTGCTGTTGTTGTTGCATCAAAGCTTGTGCGACCATCATCGCTATCTGATTTTGCTCTTCCATAGGCAATTCATACGGATTTTCTGGCATTTGGAATCCGCCAATCTGTTGCATATCAAGCAAGAATTTAAATGCCAGATGCTCTGCATTATGCGCTAGAACAGATGCTATTATTTCTGGGGAAGAATTAGGATCATTCAAAAGCATCCCATGGATGACTAGATGAGATTGATGATCTTGCTCTATAGATGCTTTTGCAGGTTTTGCCTGAATTAAATTTTGATTCTCAGTAATAGGGTCAAGAGGAATAACTTCCTCTTTTTTAGGCAATAATTCATCAATTCTTGACTTGGGCATTTTCATAGCTTCATAGTACATCTTGTATGCAATATACCTGTCATGAAGGTCGGGAGCTTGATTTGCGTTATCTACAACAACCTGGCTTCTCATAAGCTTTTGAATTTCAGATGTTACATGGGGATCAGCAACAGGGACAATACTAATTTTATCCGAAAAGTCAGAAGACTTTATGAATGAAGATGAACCACTTGCATCAAATTCAAATTCCTCATCCGGTAAATGTTTTGCAAAAAGTTTATAAAATAATCCAAATTCTTTTGTCATTGAATCACGAATGCCGCGAATTACTGTACTTTGGACTTTGTAAAGTAAACCAAGCATGGCATATGTTGTGCCAACAGGGACATTTGGATTAAAATCTGACACAAGACTATTAGCCGCGCCCATTATACGGGAACCTGCTGCCTCTAATTCTTTTCGCAATTCATTAAGATAAGGGGAAGGTTCCTTGTATGGCATTAACATAATGCCATCTCTAATAGGTTGGCCGCCTGTGTCTACTTCAACAAATTCAGTGGGGCCGATTCTTAAGTTATTATGACTTGCCCTCATATCTTTAGAACGCAATCCCCCGGGGAAATTGGAAAGCGTTTGTCCATCTATTGTTTGCCTCAATAACTTTGTGCTTGCATCTGACATGCCTGCAATAAGATGGGCCGCCCCATACCCATAAAAATAAAGACCCTCCATATAGGAATAATTTGTAAATACATCAACTCGCCTAAAATCTTTGTCACCTTCCTCCCAATTTCTATAAAGACCCAATATTTTCCTTGATTTTCTATCTATTGAAACAATATATGGCTTATAATTGGTATCCTCAAGATTCTCATTCTCTTGCGTAGACGTGTTATTATTACCATTTACATCCTCAATATCTAAATAAACATGGGATTCATAGATAGTATAAACATCAGGGTCATCATAATTAGGAACGGTCGTCCCATCAACAGTATCTATAGTTTTTTTAAGGTTTGAGTCATCTTCTTCATCATCTGCTGTAATATCTATATTCCTGTAAATCCCCAACTTTTGATAAGAAGCTACTTCAATCTTGTCCAGCTTCTTCCTTTCTGTCATACGCCTGCATGTTTCAAGATTTGTGGTACCGTATTTGACAATAAAATCCTGTGGCAACAGGAATTGAGATGTTGGGCGCTTCAGGATTGGGTCAAAATAAGTTTTACGGACTGCATTGCCAGCAACCCCCAACCACATGAGCATTTTCTTGAAATCGGGATAAAACTCAGGCGCTTCTTTAGTAAAGTAGAGGTTTGACCATGTTTCTGCACGCTCTGCGGTATTTTGCAATTCTTTTGAAACTGTACCTACAATTAATTGTTTTACAGGGCCTTCTTCGGGTAATAGCTCAGGAACAGCACTTACATAAAATTCAATTACTGTCTGCATAACGATAGGGGAATATGATCCACAGGCATGCTCAAAAGGTTCCGTCTTTTTATCAATTTTTAATCCCAGTTGCAGGAGACCTTCAGTTAGGCCATCTTCCCAATCCTTACGTGCTTCGATGTCATTTTCAATGTCATTAATTAAGGAAGACGCTATCTTAGTAAGGACGCTATCTTTAAGGGATTCAGCCAAATTTTCGTCATGCCCCGCATAATCTGGCTGTATAAATAAATCGCTATCTTCATCATCTGGTGAAATTTCTTCAATGTTGATTTGATCTAGAATTGATGGGAGTTGAAACAAGTAGTCTTCTTGAAATTCGTCGCGTTCTTCAGTCATGTCATACCATATAATAAAGTTATAACAAAATTATAGCTAAATTTTTCAGATATATAAAGAAAAAAAGTCTTAGCCCGTTCTTAGCAAAGAAAAAAGTGTTTGCAATAGTAAAAAAATTACCTTATGGTTTTTGTTGTCCCTAAACGTTAATTATTTGCAAATCCGGGTAAATGGCTGATAAAATTATAATAAGCTGCTTTGATAAAACGACTAATATGGTTCAACCGTGGGCTGAAAATGGTTATCTGGCCTATTGTGTAGACATCAGTCACCCCAAAGGCGAACACAGGGAAAAAAACATTATCAGGGTAGGGGCTGATATTCACAACTGGATACCGCCCAGAGGCAATATCGTTTTTGCATCTTTCTTTCCTCCGTGTACTGACCTGAGCGTTTCAGGCGCGAGATGGTTTAAGGGAAAGGGGTTGCACAAGCTTTCAGATGCCATAAAACTGTTTGCGCGTTCAGTCGATATTGCAGAGACGCTTTCCTGTCCATGGATTATAGAGAATCCTGTTAGTACCATTTCTTCTTACTGGAGAAAGCCGGATCATGTTTTTGACCCTTGTGATTATGGTGATCCCTACACGAAAAAGACGTGCCTGTGGTCAGGAAACGGATTTGTGATGCCGGAGAAAAAACCAGTTACAGCATTCATGGGAAGTAAAATGCACCTGTTGCCTCCTCACAGGGACAGGGCTGACCAGAGAAGCGTCACCCCCATGGGATTTGCAATCAATGTATTTAAAGCAAACAGGGATCATTAAATCATTACTTCTTTCTCACATATTTTGAAACCTTTCGGCGTCTCTCTTCTCTTATAAGTGGCAGCCAAGGTTTGGTTTTCTTAAGGTTTTCTAACTTTGCATAATTGTCATTGATCAATAACTTATCTTTCTCATTATTAAATGTACAATGTAATTCATCTATTTTATCTTGACATATTTTCATCATAGTTTTTTCACTGATATTTGAGTGTAAAAATTTATGATGAGGATTGTCATTGTCAAAATTTATATTTATTTTTTCATTGTTATATATATAATAAATATGACCTATCCATTGGTTGGGGTCGGCTCCTTGTATAGCATAAACATACACTTTCCCTAAGTTAAATTTTTGTGCATACCATATCCCCACGATATAAGTCCCGTTTTTAAATTTTATCATATTATTAAATTCTTTCCCTTCTTTGTAGTATTTATAACATCCCGGGTGCATGAGGAATCATTTTCAACCTGTGCATAAGGAATAACTTATTTATCGCTTCCAATTCATCAGCATCCGTGATTAAATTTAATAAAACTTTATATTAATATGTTAGATAAATTTAAGCAATGTCATTTGCATCTATAGCTAATATCATTAAGGAAGTCAGGTACACCCTTAATCCACCTCCCATCGAAATAAACGAAAAGTTTATCCGTGAAGGGGAAATAATGGAAGAGGATTTTCATAAATTTCTCCAAGGAGCGTGGCATGTAATAGAAGGTAACCGTCCTTTTATAGACGGATGGCATCTGCAAGCTATATGCGAACATTTAGAAGCTCTTTATAATTTGGAAATTAATAAATTATTGTGCAATATACCCCCTGGAACATGTAAATCAACTATATTTGCAGTAGCTTACCCGGCATGGTTATGGACACGGGAACCAGGTCTTCAGTCTATGTTTTCATCGTACGGTTCAAAACTTTCAACTCGGGACAGTGTTGCATGCAGGCGCCTTATAGAATCCCAATGGTATTGGGAACGATGGGGGCATAAATGCCAATTGACGGATGATGTGAACACAAAACTAAGGTTTGACAATAAACAAGGCGGTTACAGGCTCGCAACAAGTATCAAGGGAGCCGCCACTGGTGAGCACGTAGATTTGATTGGATTTGATGACCCTAATAACGCAAGCGAAACAGAATCAGAAGTGAAAAGGGAGGGAACAAATGAGATTTGTGACCGTGTGATGTCCTCACGTTTCAATAATCCTGAAACAGGACGGCTTTGCATTGTCCAACAAAGACTACATTCACAGGATTATTCAGGCCATGTGTTGGCGAAAAATATGGATGGGTTAGTTCATCTTTGCTTACCCATGGAATTTGAGAGATCGCGTAGGTGTGTAACAATTCCTATTAAGAGCACACAGGACAAGGTATGGTCAGACCCGAGGAAGGAAGAAGGGGAATTGCTGTGGCCTCAATTCTACAATAGAGAGAACATAGAAACTCTAAAAAAAGGAATGGGGAGTGAGTATGTCATTGCAGGCCAACTTCAACAAAGGCCATCCCCGGCATCAGGCGGAATTATTAAAAAGGATTGGTTCCAATGGTGGAAAGAACCCTCACCACCAAAATGCTTTTTTACCTTACAATCATGGGATACTGCATTAAGCACAAAACCCGATGCTTGTTATAGCTGTTGTACTACGTGGGGAGTTTTCAAAGATTCGCATAATGTATCGCAAGTTATGTTGCTAGATATATGGCACGGGAGAGTAGAATACCCCGATTTAAGACGTATGGCCATCCGTCTTGCACATAATTATCATGATACACATATCGATCACCCTACCCCTGAGAATTACGTATTAAAGCCCGATATGATCTTAATAGAAGCTAAAGCAAATGGTTTATCCTTAATTCAGGATTTACACAGAGCAGGACTCGTTATTAACAGGTTTGATCCTGTAAAACATGGAGGGGGGGATAAAATAGTACGCGCACGACTTATAAGTAATATATTAGAAGCAGGAAAAGTATGGATGCCTGCCAAACCTCCCCATTATACTTCTCTACGAGCTTATGCAGATGTATTTGTTGAAGCATGCGCTTCTTTTCCGAATGACGCAGAGTCCAGGGATTATGTCGATAGCATGAGTCAAGCTCTCATAAGATTAAGGATGTCAGGACTGATTGGTCATCCTGACGATGGGGAAATGAGCGCGCAGTATAACAGATGGGAAGGCAAAAAATTCTATTAAAATTATTTATTTTGTAATTATGTTTCTATAATGATAACCTTATTCGGTTATGTAAGTTAAACAATATTTCAAAAAAGAGGGTAAAATATCATGAAAATAAAGAAATTGATAATATTATTATTCATCATTATTAGTCCAGGCATCCATTGTATGGAAGTAATAGATCATAATTATTATAAGGCAGAACTCCAAAAACTCGAAGAATCGACACGCCGAATTCATAAGGAAGTCGATCGGATATTAGCGGAATTCAGGCGGAATATGGAGGAATATCGTCTGCATACGGGAGAAGCGGTGACGACGACAAAAGAAGGGACTAAACATATAATAATGGATACTTTAAAATATCCTGAAGAAGAACAAAATAAAGTTAATTTTAATAATTACTTAGAATATTACAAGAAAAAAAAGAAAAGGGAAGAAGAAGAATACGAGCGTGAAAAAGAAATTACATATACAATTGCACATAATGCTGCTGCTGCTGCCGCAAAAGCGCAGCAAGAATGGAGCCACATGGTGCATCAATTTTTAGATATTCCTTTTGATCAACGGGATGATGATACAGATTATATGATAAGAGGAGTATATGATTTTTTATATAAAAATCCAAAGTTTTGGGGAATTTAATAAAATCATTTATCTTTCATTTATTAAGCAATTGTGCCATGTGGATTTTTAAATTCCGCATGGTACATTATCATCTCAGGCATTTTTTTCTCCCATTTTTTTCTCCCAATACTCATCAGCAGTTTTTTTAATTTCAGGAGCGATCAACCCTGCTAGTTTATTAATTAATGCTAGCTGTTCGTCGCTTAAATCTTTTGAGTCTATGTCGTGCGGGTAAATGTTGAATAACCCCCCCATATTTTCCATAGTTTTTGTCAATGCATGCAATTTACTATTTCCCCTACCCACGTTGATTCTAACTCCCTTTATACGAAACTCTGCCCTGGAATACCATCGTTTAATTTAAATGAAATATTTTACATGCTAAACCGAAATCGGTTTAAAATAACCGAAATCGCCTAGAAATCGCCTAGAAATCGCCTTGTTTAACCAATTGTTTTTATTACATATTTTTTCTGAAGATTTATCTCAGGCGATAATCGCCTAGAAATCGCCTAGAAATCGCCTGTAATTACACCACCTTTAAATTAGTGGTGTAATTAAGTGGTGTAATTTATCTCAATATATAATCAAGAGCGTTGTTGCCCCCCCCTATAATGCTGCTTCCTTGTTGTTTTTACTGAATTATTATTTTTTTATAAAAAAATCACAAAAACATCACAAAAACATCACAAAAAGTGTTGACAGGGGGGGTGGGGATGGTTTATCATTAAATTGTAAGAGATAAACAACTTTAACAAAACAAAGGAGATAACGACAATGACTAAGCTTAATGAGATAAAAATAAATTGTACAATGGATGGGGGATATTGTGACGGCTTATACGCAGGGAATGTATCTTGCGGGGATAAAACCTTTGGCTGGTCTTCGTATTATTCTAGTGACAATGAAGGAACATTAGGTATTTCAGTCACTAATAAAGGTGACATCATTTCTGAAATTGATTTTACCCAGATTGATGCAACAGAAGAAACGCAATATGATAGACAGGACGACGAAGATGAAATGGAGGAAAACAATCTTTCTTCTGTAGAATTAGATTCTATAGTAAATGCTTTGGAAAAATTTATTTTTAAGAATTGTATGGATGTTAGAGATGAACCTATTTATAAAAAGTATGAATACATTGACGTAAGTGAGGACGAGGATGAAGAGGATGTCTATTGACGCTGTAAAAAAGCACTTAGACATATAAACAATTAAACAATATAAATAAAGGAGATAGCAAGATGAAAAACATGAAAACAAGGGAAAGACTGGTTAAAGGGGAGGTGCTATGTAATGCCTCTTCCTTAGTGCAAGAACTGATGTCAAGAAAAATACCTTGGAAAAATTTGGAAGAACTCGTAACTCGAAAGGATGAAAATGGAAACGTGCCAGAAGTTTTTGAATTCTGGATTGTAACGCCTTGGCTTGGAGAAAAATTAAAAGATCATGGAGAAGTAGTCACAGAGTTTTGTGATCTGGTTTTTTGGGGTCGACAAATGATGGGGCAATTAATATATGTTGATGATGTGATTGGTGCCATTGCTAGTAAGTTGCACAATCGAAAATATTATTGACATAAAGGAGATAATTTATGAATATTTTTGTATTAATGAGTATAGAGTCAGCTTTTGTAGGGGCGTATGATTCCCATCAAAAAGCAAAAGAAGTTATGGATCGTATGAGAGGCACAATGTTAGATCATAATAATGGAGAGTCTGTGGAGTTGATTATTGAAGAGACCACACTTAATGATTTATCAATGTTTAATCCAATTCAAACTTCTTAATTTTGTTAAACAAACTGGGAGCGGCTAAGCTCCCAGTACTGTCATTTCCTTTCTTTCAATCATTTCTTTTTATGTTCCTGCAACAACCGCTTTACTTCTTGAATTTCTTCTTCGAGAAAGATAGATTTCTTTGTGTCTCGGCACTGCCCTATTATGTTAAATAACTTATCACCGTCCTCCACGGTAATATCACCCTCGCCTATACTTTTAACAACAATGTTTTCATTGTCAGCGATATCTTGCAAGGTTTCCATAGGCTTAAGGTCAATGTTAACCTTTTTTGACTTCGCATTTGGGAGAATCTTATTAAGCAGGAATTGTTGAGCCTGACTACGTGTAGCTACTTCTAAAGCAGTCTGAGCAATTTCTAGTTGAAGATCATACAATTGCCTACAATTATCTTCTCCGATACGCTCTAACTCCGTAGCAAACCTGTGTTTGCTTCCTTTATTACCACGGCCTAATTTGTGGCCTGCTTTTAAAGTATTCTTTGGATTTCTATTCATAACCTATCCATTGTTGTTTAATTCCTATCCCTTATAGCATTATATATCCAAAGTAAATCGTTGGATTTCAGATATATAGCCCCATTATCTTCTATTTCCATTTTTTTTCCTGTCATCCGACAAATCTCTGGCTCCATAGAAAATTCCTCCTTATCTTCCACTATAAATATTTTATAGTATTTAAATAAAATTTCATCTATTTTTTTCTCATAAGGGTTAAATCCATCCTTGCCCAGTATTTCCACTGTTGTACGGGTGACAGGCCGTACACCTGCAATATGATAATCTTTATGGGATATTTGCCAAAATTCTGATTTTGTTTCAGAGTCGTTAAGTTTTGTTAGAAGTCTATTAATCTTTTCCTGCCGATTCTCTTCTTTTGTACGTTCTGTAGGAGATGAAGCTTTTGTCCTATCTACTCTTTCATCATGCTGCTTTGCCATACAATTCCTCCAGGCATATATTTAAATCTTTCTTAAAAAACACTCTTTCTATCGTCATAATATCATAAAGCAGGAAAAAAGTATTGGGATTGGCTAAAAAATCAGGGAAGTCAAATGAATGACACCAAAGTTGTTTTTTTCCATCATCAACAAGATTATTATTGGACGGCTTTGGTTTGTAAAGAGTGAAATCATCAATTGATTTATTATAGAATCTTAAAATACCCCCTTCATTAGCTTTCGAGAGTGTGTCACGAATTACTGTATTTTCTTCATCTATTTTATAATCATACCAATTCCTTTTAGATGTTAAGTCTTGAAGAAGAACAAATCTGTATAATGGATTTGGGACGAATTCATCAGCCTTTTCGAAGTTGTAAAAACAATATTCAGGATAAAACAAATCAGTACTAACATCACGATGTACCATCATGTAATAATTATTACGTCCTTTAGTGGGGCGAATTATGGGGATATCGCTTCTATAAGCACCCAGCTTCATATTGAGATCGCCAAGGAAAAGTGGGTCCTTAACCCAATACCTCACCTCAGCAGACGTAGCACTAAATTTGACATATAATAATTTACATAGCTCATCATAATTTATCATATCTTTCTGATGTGTAATTTTATCTTCCACTTATTCTATCTCCTTCCACAGCATTTCATGATCCTTGAGATTTTGTGATTTTGTATAGCTTTGTATTCTAATATGCCATGCAGGATTTTGTGAAACATCAGATGGGATAAGATGGAGTGAAACAATTTGCTTGTCATTGTCAATGATGCCGGACATTTCAATTGCATCAAAGACTATCTTCAATCCATTATGATTATCTCCCCGTCTGTTAGGAGGAGAGGATACTATAGACACTTTCACTTTTTCTTTTCCAAATTTAATGTGTGGAAAAGTATAATGTATAAGCTCAGCGACCATTTTTTTGTAATTATTTGCTTCAGTAGTCAAGCCACGCCCCTTAAGCTTTCCATCCTTCACTTTACGATTGTAGTAAATGCGGTTAACTGAAGGCGGGTAGGGGATATTAAACTCTATTTTCATACAATTATCATAACATTTTTTTAAAAAATTAAAAGCCCCTCTTAATCATTCGGGAGGGGAAAAAAATATCTTGCACTAATAATTAATTAAAGTTATTATAATAATGTGCTGTGTTGGCGTCATGTTGGCCAACATGGCATCATAGTAAGTAAGTCCTTTATTGATCATCAATATAAAGGGGTTTTTGTTTTACTGTTAATTATCTCCTTAAAAATAGCCCATGGTATTAAAATATCATGGGCTATTTTAATCCCCTGTCTTTATTATCTCACGATCGTTATCTGAGCTTAAACTCATATTTTTCCTCTCCTGTTTTCAAAACCCTAAATTAATAATTTATTGCATGGATTCAACATTAAATAATTTCTCACCAGCATATTTTCAGAATGTTCCTCCCATAGGCTTTTTTTAAATTCAAATAAGGCTACTTCCAGAGAATTTCCCCATTCCGAAACAATATGTTCATTTACGCTAATAGCTACCCTCTTTCTTTTATCGTTTGAAGAACTTACATCCCTTTGATGTGTAATGATATCATCATATATTGATATAATTTTCATATAATCTTTATCTACGAATAAAATAAGTGTATCTATTTTTTTACTTAGGCAAAATATAAGTAGTTGATACATTATTCTCATTTGAAAATGTAAAAACATGTTTCCGAAAAGAAAGTCGTCCCCTTCTACAAATTCCTCAAGATTTTCAGCGTTTATCTTCCCGAAATCACATAAAAGAGACTGTGAATTATCACCATCATCACTAATCTCTAACGGGATCATATGATACATACGATGGAATTTATGGGAGCAAACAAGCGCCCATGAGGTAGGGCGACCTGATTCATGCGCCATGTTCCTGATTTCTCCCCTATACCCCTCCAGGTTTTTTTTAATGTGGGATGATAGATTGCCTCCCAGGCTATATTCATCGTTATCAGTCCATTCCTCCTTAATACAATCCTTTATATTTGAAACTTTAGGATTCAAATTGACCACAATTCCGAACTTTGGATATTTCTTGCTCGGAACAATAATATAATCCTTACCATTTTTTTTCATTATCTCCTCCTTTTTTTATAACTTGACCATTCCCATCATACCATACCATGGTATTAATCTATAGATCAATAAAAAAATCCTATAGGTTAAAAATATAGTGCGTCTTCCTCCCTAATATGCTAAAAAGGGAGTGTGTCCCTATGTAATGGAGAAATTAAATGAAAAAAGAAATTAAGGTATCTGAACCAGCTAAACGTATCCGTAAGATACGGGAAAAACTAAAACTGACAAGAAAAGAATTTTGGAAACTTACAGGTATAAGCCCAAGCACGTTATATAAAATAGAAATTGGAGAAAGCCCAGTTACATGGTCAAGAGCAAAGCTTTTTGCTACCCTGTTTATTTACAAATTACATGTGAGTCCTTTCGAAGCAAGGGAAGAAGTTATTTTAACAGGCAAGCTTCCCGATGACCTGAAATTACAGTACAATCCAACAAAATATTATTGACATAGATGCAAGTGATTGGTAACATAAGCAACGTATTACCAATCTTTTCTCTATGGAAAGCGTACCTCAGTTGGTTAGAGGTCCGGCCGCGTTAGCTTAAACCTAACAACGCCGGAAGTCGTTGGTTCGAGTCCAACCGCTTTCCCCTCCAGGAAGAGAATCCCCCTCTATTCAAAAACGCTCACAGAAGCCCGTACACGAGCTTTAAGACACTTCAGGCATACAACTATAGCAAACATACTAACAAGGCATACACGATCAAATTTAGGGGGTTTAAGGGGCATTTTAAAGTCAACAAACCATTAAGTTAATTTTGTTGGTATTTTCACCCACCCTCCCCACTCATGCTTAAAACCGGACTTAAAAGGGGACTTAATTCCTTTTCAGCCCTTTCTTTCCTCCTTTCAAATATTTCTTCCCTAATGGTTTGGTAAGGAATGGATGGGAAAGATTTGGCCTTTATATCGTTATGACATAGCTGAGTATTTTTCCTTTGATATTTGCGGACAGGATTAGGTGTCTCAGTAAATAAAATATTACTTCCTTGTAATCCTTCAATATTTTCAATGGTATTTTTTACCTGGGTATAATAATTCTCCGCTTCTTTTTTTTGTTGGGGGGTATCAAACATAAACAGGACAGAGGAGGAGTCCCGTTGCAGGATAATTGAGACCTTTTCGGGGGGAAATATGATGCGATAGGTTTCTTTCCCTAAATCAGTCTCTAACATTTCCCTTATTTTTCTTTCCATTGCCTTGGAGGGGTTAATTTCCTCCGTCGCTTTACGATAAATTCTCTCCACCACGCTGCCTTGCGTTTTTTTTACGGGCCACATTTCTTTGTTCAGCCATGTATGGGGACGCGTTATGAACTCATGTGACCTATTGTTGTGTTTTTGGGCACGTACAAAATCATCTGCATATTCACACAAAAATTTAAAGGATTTCTTGGTTAAGGCTATCTCCAATGCCTGCTTGACCAATTTATAGCTTGTTTTATCCAATGTTGGCCAAATTGCCATAAATGCCCTGGTTTCGCTATCAATTGCAAGCACGTCCCGTAACTGGCGTAGGTCGCTAGGGGCTTGCTTGTATTTTATCCCTTCAATAATTTTATTAAAACCATCCATCCCTTGCGTAGCTTCAGCGTCGTTTGTCTCAGTGGAGGGTTCGGTGGTTTGATTGGTAATCTTATGTGTAATCTTATGTATAATGTCAGAAGTGGAATTTTCCCCCAGAGAAGTGGAATTTTCCCCCAGAGAAGTGGAATTTTCCCCCAGAGAAGTGGAATTTTCCCCCAGAGAAGTGGAATTTTCCCCCAGAGAAGTGGAATTTTCCCGATCTGATAGTGCTTTTTTCACCGCCTTGTTGATAGATTTTGTGCTATCTGGCTTAGCATGAAATTTATCCTGGCCTTCCACAATCTTGCTAAGGTTGACAGCGTAATGGGTTATTCCTCCAGCTTTTTCCCTAGTGACCGATATATAGTTGAGGGCAACCAATTTCTTCCTTACGTATTTTATTTCATCGATCGTCAATGCTGTCTCCTCCCTCCACTCCTTGTCTGTCTTGTAGAATGTTCCACATTTTTTCCTTTTCCACATTATATTATCCCAATATATGCATTTGCTAAGGAATAGGGCTGCATCGGTTGACCCTGTCAGATAGACAAAATCTTTATTTACTACCAGGACAGGCTGTTTCTGGGAGTGGTAAATTTCCCTTGCTTCATCAGGAGATAAACCCGCGTCATTTGTAGGGGGGGATTCCATTAATATGCTTCCTTTTATGTGATGTAAAAGTTTAAAAGACTAAAAAAAATAATTAAAATCAGGTAAAAATCAATTATTAATTCAGAGTAGAAAGTATTTAGGTTACTCCAGTTAATTTAACTGACCAATAAAAAACCCCCCTTAATTAGATAGGGGGGTATTTTTTGTTTCAAGGATTATCTTACCTGAATTAATGGCAAGTGTAAATTTGTAATTGGCAGACGTTATGCAGGTAATTTTTATACACGCTGACGTGTATTATAGTGAATGAACCTCACTTCTTTATTTTCATGAGCCGGCATTCGCCGGATGGCTTCCTGGACTTGAGATTTATATTTCATATCAGCATGACCTCGGGTAAAAGCTCCCATAAAAATAAAATCAATGGCATTAGAATAAATTTTTATGGGTGTATTCTTAAAATAGGATTTGTAGGCCCCTTCCCCTAATGAATTAATTACCATATTATATATGGAATTTTCTTCCTGGCTACGTTGATTCATTTTTAACTCCTTTATTACATATTGAGGACGCGTATCGGGTTCTTTACCTTCCTGGTACGTCCCTCACATTGATTCAGTTAATTCTTTTTTAAAATTCATGATTTTTTCCCGGGAAAAAATTATCTTGCTGCCCATGCGTCCATAGGGGACACATACAAATTTTTTATCTTCATCACTTAATTCATCAGGGTTTTTCATTTTAATAGCCTCATGCCTTTTTATCATCTTCCGAATAGTAGTATGATACACCCCCAACAGGTTGGAAGCCTCCTTTATGTCAATAATATTTTCGTTTAGTAACATTTCATATTCCTCCTTATTATTTAATAATTTATTATATAGTGGCACTTTATAGCAGATGTGTCAATCTTTTTTACATCTTGGTATATTTTTTTATTTTTTTGCAAAAAAGTTGTTGACGTGCTGTTTTTTTGTGTGCTATCTATGGGTAGGTAGTTTTCCCCTGGGGGATAGGTACCGTAGGTGTGATAATAAACCTTAAGGAGGAATGGCATGTTAAGAAGCGAAGGAAATGAAAAAAAGGAATTATGGGGGTTCAGTCTTACCCATTGCGGAAAAGTTAATAAGGATGTGAGAAAATTCTTGTCACATACAGTTAATAAGGTGGTAGAAGAATCCTTTGAAAATAATTGGGAGCTTCATTTTATGCCTAATTCCCAGTGTATTTTCGTCAAGACATCTAAAGAAATATGGCATTTTCTGAAATCCCGTCAAGAAGCCCTGGATTTCAAAATGAGTTTAGTATTCTCTCCCCATTATCCTTGTTGTGAATTATACTAAGTAAAGGAAGACTGATGAGTAAAAATTTAAATATATTATATAAATCGCATTCAGAAAGAGAACTTGAAAAAATGTGGGCCGACAGACAGTTGAAGGATAAAAAAAATTCAAACAGGAGTTTATTAAAGGCCATTTCAAATTTGGAATATAATGAAAAAATAAATGAAATACCATTATATTCCAAGCAAATGTATGATAGCGCAAAATCAAAGTGGGTGCCATTTGATATAAGGGGAGCACATTATATTATCAACAACAGGGATGAGAACCTTAACATGAGAATCTCTCTTCCTGTTCCTAATGAATATGGGGAGATAATTATGGGCTGGAAATCTCTTGATTCTTCTTACCTGCAAGAATCTTTAAAGGAAAAAAATACTACCTCTGTAGCCAACGAGTGGCGGGATTGGATAAAGATGGTAGAGCAGGATAAGCAGGAATACCGTAATGAAGAACGATATAATGAAATTCCTGGATATCAAGGAAGGTTATAATAATACCAATAAATACTAACATTATTAAAATAATATAAAATTGAAAATAAAGATTGTACAGAAAAAATAAAAAAATAGAGGGGAAGCAAATGCAGATAGAGAATATTATAGATAATCAAAGTGTTGCGCAAAAGCCCGTCTTTATATTTAAGGGGCATGAGATATCCGGTGGAAAGAAAATGGCTCCTGTAAAGGCTATCGTTTATGGAGACAATGGAGTGGGGAAGACGACGTTTGCAGCTTCGGCAAAGAACCCCATTATTGTAGATTTAGAAGGAAACTGCGATCACATCGAGGCGCACAAGAAGCGAATTACAAGCCTGGATGAATTTGAAGAATTTCTGAACGCCCTCCTTAATCAAGATCATGACTATAAGACATTGGTCATAGATTCCCTGGATTCCTTGGAGACCCTCATTTCTGAAAAGATAAGCCAAATATATACTGCCCAAGAGCTAAGTTATGGAAAGAATGTCGGAATATGGATGAATTGTATTAAAAATCTTGTTGCAAAAATTGAAGGGTTAAACCGTAATAAGGGAATGAACGTTATATTTACTGCCCACTGGAAAGTTAAGGCGGCAAACAATCCCATGACAGAACAATATGACCGTTATGACTTGAGGATTAACGAACAGATGCGTACCGGATTCTGCAATTGGGTACAGTGCATTCTGTTGGCTATGAAGGAAGTTATCTTTGAGGAAAAAGACAAAGCTGGTTTTGGTAAGAAAAAGGCCAAAAACATAGAGCGCAGGGTTTTATATACGCAAGGAGACCCGACGTACTATGGCAAGAATATCTTCCGTCTGCCTGGAAAATTGCCATTGGATTGGGAACAATTCACACTTAATATTAAGAATTTTTACAATAACTAGAAAGGAATAGAACAAATGTTATATAGTGATTTCAGTGATTTCGTTGTACAGGAAATTGAAGAATATCAAGGTTTGCCAGATGGAGATTATGTGGCACAGGTTGATCACATGGAGTGTGTCAACAATGAGTACGGCAAATATTATGCCGTTAACTGGAAAATCTTGAGGCCATTGGAATTTGAAGGACATACACATCAAGAAAGGTTTAACATTAATCACTCAAATGAACAAGTACGGGAAATCGCCATTCGAAATTTTGATAAATTTTGTGTTGAGATTGGCGGCCTTTCCAAAGGAGGCGTTCCATCCGAAAAAAACTTCCTGTTTAAGGTGGCAAACATCTTGATTCGGAATAAGGCTGCAAAAGACGGCAGGAAATACGCAAATATTGTTAGACGTTCACTTCAGTACACTGAAAGCGTTACAATAAATAATACACCTGATAATGCGATGTCCAAATATGGGGCAATAAATATTCCGCAAGGAAGTCAATCTTCCAATGTACCGCTTAATGATGATGTGCCGTTCTAATGATTAAGAAAATATTTTCCGTAATGAGGGTCTCCCCATTCATCATATTTTGGTGGGTGGGGTTACAAGAGGTAATAGTAGAGCCTAAAACAGAAACATGTTATAGGTGTGATGTGCAGGGATTTATCAAAAAAAAATGAAATTTTCACAGAAAGGGGAAAAAATACTAAAGGAAGTTGAGGGGTTTTTAGAAAAAGAAAAGCTGGATGATGGAGGATGGTCGACCATAGGATACGGCCACAAGATTAAGGCTGGAGAATATTTCACTACGATTACACCCGAAATAGGAATAAAAATCTTGCACAATGATGTGGTTACCATAGAGTCTTTCATTAACCATTATCTACCAAGGGTAACCCAAAACCAGTTTGATGCGCTTGTCATATTTATATTCAACATTGGAATAACTGCTTTTTTGAATTCCAGTATATTTATGAACATCTC